TTGATCTCCGAAGACCGACCAAGCGCAATGCCCTTGTCCTGCTCAAGACGGCTGACAGGCACATTCAGGGCGCGGTACAACTTCTTCTGGAAGTACACGACATCGGCAAGTTCGCTCAAGTTCTGTGCGCCCGAAAGGGTGCTGATCTCCGTTCCCTTGGAACCTTCACGGCGAGGAAGCCAATAGTCCTCAAGCATGGACATGAACTTCCTGTCATCACGAATCTCGCCCGTGTTGGCATCATAGACCAACTTGTTGCGATAGCGATTCATGATGTCCTTGACATAGGCTTCTGCCTTGGTCTTGGGGAGGTTTCCTACATCGATGTAGAAGATGCGCCGTTCAGGTGCGCGGGAAATGCGATAGATGACCACGGCATCTTCCATCATTCGTAACTGGTTCAGAGGCTTGATTGCCTTGTGCAGGAATCCCACGGTGCGGCGATAACGGCTGTCGAACATTCCCGATGAGCAGAATGCGATTGCGTCATCGCTGATCTTGATACCCTGTGACGATCCTACGCGAGGATTGTCCTTGTTGTAGAGATAGAAATCACGAAATCCCGTGATGATCTTGTTGCCGTCAGGACGGGTCTCTTTCTTGAATTCGCGTATCTTCTGAATGTTCAGCGGATCAACATAACGAAGTTCAAGTATTCCCTTTTCGGTCTTCTCATCATCTACTATGATGTGAAAGTAAATCTTGCCATCCACATACCAACGGCGAAACACTTCATATCCCTTGGTGTCAAAGGACATCAGGCGAAGGATGTTCTTGAACTCTTCTTCTATCTTGTTCTTGATCTTCGGGGTCAATGCGACCGTTGCATCGTTTATGAAGGACAACTTGATCGGCATCTTGCCTGGCTCGGTCACGATTGCCTCGTTCACAATGTCATCAATGGCAATCTCACAGACCGGATCCATGGACATTTCGCGGTACTTTGCGACAAGTTCAAAGTCATTGCGAACTGATCCGTCAAGATCGACATACTGACCGTAGAATCCACCGGCTTCCACCGGAATGGCACCATCGTCCGTGGTGGGAACCACGAACGACTTGAGTGCCTTGAAATCAGATTGTTGCTTTTTCGACCGTTCTAATTTGAAGCCGAACAATTCCATGGTTTAAACCTCTCTATTGCCTGACTTCAGATCAGGTTGTTGTGCCGACTAGTTCATAGTACTGATACGACAATGAAACTTGGAACTCGGAAATTGCAGACTTGCTTTCGAATGAAAGTTCGACTGCTCCGACTTCCTTTGGATAGCATCCTATGAACTTGTATGTGCAGATCGGGTTGCCCTCACGGGTGAGGGGCTGAACTGCCCAATCCATGTAGTATGAATTGAAGTTGTTGGGACCGATGTTGCTCTGGTAGGAGTTGATCAGGTTTGACCATGATTCAAACGACTTGCGTAGGTTGTAGGAACCATCATTGTAGACCTTCAGAGTCCAATCCGCGAAAGTGCGGTCTGCGGGGAACTTCAGGGTTCTGCCCATGAAGTTTGCAGTACCTTCAGCAAGGGTAGCAGCGGGAATCTGTGCGCCCTTGCAGAGGAAGGTGATCTGGCTGTTGGAGTTGCCGTTGTTGAGAAGACCGCCAACGGAACTGATCGCTCCTGCGGCTGCTGCACCAAAGATCGCTCCTGCCACTCCTGCTGCTGCATTGATGGCACGGGAGCCTCCGCTTGGAAACGAACCTGTCACCAAGTAGAGGTTGTCTCTCGCACCACCATTGATAAGGTTCGCCCTGAAAGCGTCTATGCTGAATTGGCTGTATGCCATTTAGTGTCTCCTTTTCCTTATTTAGGGGGTGTTTAGCCGCCTACTTCTGTGAACGAAACGCCGGTCTTGGTAGCAATGAAGTTCAGTTGGATGAAGTTGATGCTACGGGCAGGCTTGATGTAAATGTCCGCAACGAAACGGTTGCCGTCAATTACCTCTGCGGTATTGTTCGACTCATCGCACTTGACGAGGAAGTCGGTGATACCACGGCGATTCTGGACATCGCGGAGGAATGGCTCGACCATCGAACGGAACTGCGAACGGGTGAACGCATCGTTGAATTCGAACAGGCTGTACTTGGCAGCAGTTGCGATTGCCTTCTCAAGGACGATGAAGAGGCGACGAACATTGATGCGGTCAAACGCCGAGGGCTTTGTCTGCGCGGTCTTGTCACCGAACAGCAAGGTTCCCTCTCCTGGCATCGTGATGACAGGATTGATGGCATTCTGATAGAGTTCGTCACGGTGAGTCTTGCTTGGATTGTAGGCAAGGCGAATCGTGTTGCGAACCACTCCACGGTTGAACCCTGCGGGAGAGTACCAAGGATCGTTCGACAAGTCTGTACGAGCGCAAAGACCTGCAATGTCAGCATTCAGCGGCACATAGCGATATGTGTCATTGTAGGAGTCGTACTGATACTTGTAGCCCGTGTCGATCACGGTGTAGGAAGAGTTGCCTACGGCGTTTCTGAAAGTCTTGGCATCGCTCAACTTGGTGGCTTCAGCCGTGCTAGCGTTGTTGATTTCGGGGGAAACAAAGGCAACGCAGTCCTTTCTTGCATTCACGATGTCACGGAGGCTTGTCACGGCTGTTGCTCCGATAGGTCCACCGATCAGTAGCGACACATCCGACTGATCGGGATCGGCAAAGAGATTGTATCCTCTGCCATCGGCAAACAGTTGGCTGCCGGAAGATTCAAATTCTCCTGTACCACCTTGAAGTTCAAGACGGAAGATGCTTCCTGTTCCACCTGAATGGAAACCAGTCTTGTATCTTCCTCCTGCCGTGGTTGATGAAGAATCAAATGACCATGTTCCTGCACCGGCATAGTATTGGGCTGTGAGACCAGATCCTGTGATTGCTCCTGCAATAAACGGGGCAGAGGAGAAGGTGCTGATGGAACCAACGACCGCAAGATACTTGGATTCGGAATTGATCTTGCTCTTGAAGTAAGTGCTTGTTCCATCCTGCAATCTTGCATTTGGATCAAGAGACAGACCTTGGAATCTCTCAAGAACCGTGTTTGTGGTTCCGCTGAATCTTCCCAAGCGGTCAAGGACAATCAGATGGAATTCATCGTTTGCTCCTGTGATTCCAAGAGTTGTTCCTGCATAATAAGAGGAATTCGGTGCAGAGTCAAACTGCGTTCCGTATGTCCATGCTGCGAATGCAGTCGATCCTGCATCTGCACCGGCAATTTCTATGGCAAGGCTATTTCCAAGATTGCCTGGATACTTCGCACAGAACATTCCAGATGCCGTGCTGAAGGAAGGAAGATCGGTGTCGCTGTTGGGAATATAACCCTGCGAACCTGTTTGACCTGCATTTCCTGCCGATGCACCGGCGGTAGTTACGCGAACAACCTGAAGATTGTTGCCGTAACCAAGGAAGTTTGCTGCGCTGAACCAGTACTTGAAGTTGTCATCGTTTGGTGTTCCGTACAGAGCAGCAAGATTGGCGACATCGGTGACGATTACGCGCTGATCTGCTGGACCCCATTGGAAATACCCTGCAATACCGGCATTGGTCGTAGCCACCGCAGGAATGATTGTGGTCAGGTCTCGTTCTGTGATTGTTACGCCAGGACTGATTTGGAATCCCATAAGGGCGGTCTCCTGTGATGATTATTCAAAAGTTGCGAACGCCATTATTTAGCATTTCTACCAGTTAGCCCCGTCATATGTGGGATCATCTCCCCATGGGTTGCGATGACGCATTCTTGCTTCTCTTGGTGTTTCTTCTCTGCCAAGTTCAATCTCGTCTTGACTCATGCCGTCATCGACCCCCATTTGTAAAAATCCAAATGGAACCAAGTCTTCTTCAAGTTTCTTGAGTTTGTCCTCGAATATCTTCTGCCGAATGTCAGTATTGACCAAATCCTTGAAGTAGGGCTGCGTTGAAAGCCAGCCAAACATGACCAAAGTCATGATCAAGTCATCGTTGTAACCCGTGGTCGCCTCATATGCAGCACCCTTGGCGATGAATGTGGAGAGTTCCGCAATGGTATCAAAGTCATTGAGGATGATCTTGTCATTTTCAATCATCTCCTTGATGACCAAGCAACCTGTCTTCTTGATCTGGTTGGACATCTTGATGCCGTATTGCACTCGTCCCGTGCCGAAGCCTTCTCCTGCCTTCTGACCTTTCTTGCCCTTGACGGTGATGTTGATGATGTTCTCGTATTCCAGTTCCTCGCGCAGGATGTCCGATACCTGTTGACCCGTATCGTTCAGTTCTATCAAGGCATATGCCTCGTTATAACGATTGCCAAGGACTTCAAGAAGGTTGGGAAACACCATGACGGGCATGGTGTTGTTTCTGAATCGTGCAACCACTTGATAGGGTATCTGCGTTGCATCAACCACGGTTGCAGCATGATAATCCTGCCCTTGACCACGCGCAGTATCCACGCACATTGCATAGATGTGACCCTTGATGGGAGCCTTGTAGACGACCAGCCCTTCGTCATTTTGGTATATGGGGGATTCGTATGAGAGCGAGGTGATCTTGGATGCCCGAATGAGGGTATCCTCCGAGCCAAGGAACTCGCACTCGTATTCCTGATACCAAAGCCGTTCGCTTCCAAGGCTTTTCTTGGTGATTTCCTTCCACTTTGCGTCACGACCAGGTATCTCGTTCCACCTTGCCTCAATCGGGATGTAGTCGTTTCTCTTGGTTTCTGCATCCTTCCACAATTTGTAGAACATGTTCATTCCGCGAGGAGTGGACACGATGACCACTTTCGATGTCTTGCCTGACGAGATGGTCGGGTATACGGACGAAAAGAATTCCTGCGCTATGTTCTCGGGGATGTGGGCAAACTCGTCAAGGAGCAGGAAGTTGAAACTGTCACCACGGACAGCCGATGCGCTTGTTGCGGCAGACACGACTTTTGACCCGTTCTCAAGGGTGAAACTCAACTTGTTCCATTCGATCACGCCCTGCTGCATCCACTTGGGAAGGTTCTCGTATGCAAACTTCAGGCGGCTCAACAGTTCGCTTGCCGTCTTCAACTTGTTTGCAAGAATGGCGACCTTGTAGTTTGGCGTGAAAAGAATGCTGTGAAGGATGTAGCCCAACATGACGGTGGACTTGCCACTCTGACGAGGAATCT